AAATTAACTATTTTCTCATTAATCACAAAAAACTCATCACCAAATATTCCATTCTTGGTTTTACCAGTTAAAAGATTTTTAAGAGCTGTATTGTCTTTATCTTCTTTTAACAATATTTCAGCCTTTGTTAAAATATCTGAAATAGAAACTTCATTTTCAAGGATCTCAGGAAATAATTTAACGAAAGTTTTTTCACCAAGATAATAGATACCATCAATATTATCAGATCTATCACCAGATAATACTTTGTAAGTTACCACATTCTGATGAGGTATCTCAGCGTCATCCATTTTGATTTTATCTCCCTTCTTATATATCTTCTTGTTAGATGGAGAGTAGATACTCACTTTGTCCGAAATAAGTTGTGTGAGGTCTTTATCGTCAGAAAAAATAACTTTATTTTCATTAACTGAAATCTTACAATAATAAGCAATTAAATCATCGGCTTCATTGTTAGGAATATCAATTTGTCTAACAAAAGTTTCTTCCAAATATTGTTTGATTCTTTGACGTTGTTGGTGATACGATTCTTCGTTAAAGTTTTTATAAACTCTACGATTTTCTTTGTATTGAGGATATAGTAATTTTCGAGATGATGAATTATCTTCACCATCCCAAAAAACCACCACTTTCTCAAAATTATGTTCTTCTATGAAACGTCTAACGGTATTTAAAAAATGCCAGATCCCACCAACGTGTCTACCTTCATGGTAGAATTCTTTTACTCCGTGAAATCCTATTTTAAATAAGTTGTTACCGTCTATCAGTAATGTTTTAGTCATTTTTAACCATTAAATGGTTCAACAATCAATCTTCGTATTCTTCTTCAGTTGTAGGAACTAATTCGTCCTTATATTCAATATTACCCTCACCACCTAAAACTCTATTCCAATATTCGGAATATTCTTTTTTGTATTTTTCAAGAGCGGATTTATCATCCTTAATATAACCTTGTGGTACTGCAATAATTTTACCATCTTTAAACGAAATTCCATTAACATGGTTTTTCAAGATAGATATTTTTGTTCTAATTGCATATGATACTGTTCTACCATTCTTAGTTGCGGTAATATGATTAATACCCGCCTTCTTCTGATTTCCAAATAAGAATACCAATGCCGATGCCAACCACAATGCTTCACCACCTTTAGCCTTAATTTCAGGTTGTCCAAATGGATTATCAGGTAATTCCACCCAAGGTTGGTTTACAACTACCATAGTGTTGTAATACGGATATTCTTCTTTTTTAGATTTAGCAATTCTTGAGTGTAATCCCATACCAATCTTATCAGCAAATGCCGCTGCGTTATGTTGTTTACCACCTTTACCATCAAATGTCATCTTACAAGGAATTGATCCAACTGAGTCCCACAAAAATAACAAATTATATGGAATATCACCTTTTTCTTGAGCATCAATTAAATCATTAATAAATTCTGTTGCTTGTTCAATATAATCAAATGAATCATTAAAGATAAACATTCCATCCCAATCCCCTTCAGGAGTTTGGTTGGCATCTAATCCAAGTTCAACAGCGTGAGACCAAGACCATTTTTTTTCAGTGATAATAAAAACAGGTAAGTGACCTTTCTTTTGAGCGTCAACCGCTGCTAAAATCATTGCAGTTGTTTTAGATGAGTTTGAATGTCCTAAAAACATGTTAATACCACCCATAACAGGACCCGGTAATCCACAAGCTTCCATAAATGCTTCACCACAGTTATAATAACTTTCAAGTTTATACTTAGTTTTGGTAGAATACTTACCTTTAATAGTATCTAATGATATTTCTTTTTTCTTAATTGCCATAACAATATTGTATTAGTTAAATTAGAAAAATAAACCCCAATTAAGGGGTTTATTTAAATTAATTAGAAAGGTAATTCTTCGTCAGCGTCATCGTCCGCTTGTGGGTCAACATAAGTTGTCTCAACTTTAGATGAACCACCAATTACTTCTTCAGATGCCATTGAGTCACCGTAAGTATATTTACCAAGAACAGTATCCCATTTAGGTGTTTGTCCATTAGCAACCGCCTCAAGATATTCAACCGGTTTTTTAGAATAAACATCTCTCCAAGCCAATTCATCATTAACCCAAGTGTCCGCAGTTTCTTTATCCTCATGTACAGGTGTTGGATCATCATACATAACTGTTTGGATAACAGTGTACTCTTTACCTTTAGGAGTTTTTGCTTTAGTCAACTCAAGAATAATATCTCTACCTTTATCGGAATCTGTGATATCACCTTTAGCTCTCCAAATTGGGATAATTTTGTCCAAAACACCTTCATTTTTGTAATTGTGCTTAAAACGCCAGAACTTAACACCATCTTGTTCGTTATCTCTGTCGATCACTTTAACAATGTAAAACTTACGTGCTTTGTACTCAGTAGCCAATTTCTTGTCACTTTCTTTCCCTGTTGACATTAACTCTTCGTAAACTTCAGACAATGGTGAACGTTCATTGTCATTTTTTTCAGGATCGTACAACTTAACGTATTGCCCGTCCACTTGAACTTCGTGGAACCACGCTTCTTTGAATGGTGAAGATCCATCTGATGTTGGCAAAATTCTCAATCTTTTTTGCCCTTGTTTTTCATTCTTGTCCAAGATAGCTGCGAAGTACTTCTTCATTCTGTCTTCTTGTGACATTTTTGGGGTGTAATTCCCCGACTGCTGTGATTTCTCGTACTGTGCTAGTACTGCGTCTAAACTGTTTGTCGCCATATATATTAAAATTAAAAGTTTACTAAAGTATAGTATAAAAATTATTGTCTGTCAAATGTGTCCGTCAAAAAACGGGGTTTTATCCCCGTTTAATATTATTTATATTTATTAAAGTTGTTGATACCAATATCGCTTTCGTCTTCACCAAAATTTCTAAAAGACTTTTTAATATCGTTAGGTGAATAATTTTCAACTTCATCTTTTGTTAAAATATACTCATCTCTCCCCAATTTTTCAAAATCTTCTTCTTTATCTTCAAAAAAATCTGTCAACTTTTGGTTGAATGGCCCTGAATCTAAAGTTCTTAATTCTAATTTTTCTTCTGGTGATTTTGTTCTATATTTTTCAACTTTAGCTTCCAAATCATTTAATTTAGAAACTATAGTATCCATTTCACCTAATTTACCTTCTAAATTATTAAGGTGACTAAATAACTGATCAAAATATTCTTCTTGTTTATCTTCAATATTTTTTTGAGATTTAACTAAATCAGTTATTTCTAATTCACCACCTTCTTGTTTCTCATCTCCAATTTTTTCAACATCAGGATCAGTTTCAGTATTAACAGGTTGAGGTGGTGTTGCCGCAGGTGCCGGAGGTGCTCCCGCTCCCAAATCAGCGCCAGGAGCTGGTGGTAATGTTGGGTCTACACCCATAGCCGCGGGATCTGCCGGAGGTACTTCTCCTTCTGGAGGTAGAGGTAGCTCAGCACCTTGTTCAGTTATGTAATTATTAATAGAGTTATATCTATTTAATTCTTCTAAAATTCTTTCGTCAAGTTTCATTTTATTATCCGTTTAATAATTGTTTAACTCCATTAGATGTTTCAACTTGTATTCTTTTAGATGTTTTAACAGTGTTATCAAATCTTTCAATTAAACCATCTTTCATTCTGATTGTATAACAATCACCAGTGTCAAGGTCACAAACTTGTTTAGTTCCGTCACCCATATCTTTTTCGGTAATCTTTGTGTTTTTACCCAAATAATTATCCAATATTAATTTAGTGTTCATAATCTTTTTTATTAATAAATATCACGTTTATTTAATTTGTCGCATTAAAAGTATCAATTGATTTCTGTACTTTATCCTCAATAATTTTCAATTGTGTGGTATCCATACTTGTATACACATTTGATTCTAAAGTTGTTGGTCCAAAATTTTCAATCCAAAACTTAGTGATTGATGATGCTTTAATGTCAGGTAAATTAACCATTCTATTTTCCCATCTTTTAACTAATAATGTTATATTATTGTACGCATCATCAAATACGGCATAAGCATTTGTATTAGATGTTGTATTTGCGGCGTCAAAATCAGAAGAAAGACAAAAATATTGTTGATTACCTTTAAAATAAGTATCACTAGGACCCCAATTACCACCTAATTGTATTCCTGCGAAATTATAATCGTAAGCTGTAAATTTAGAATCATCTTTAATCGATCCCAACCAAAGTGTTGCAAATACAACATATCTCAATTTATTTGCGTTAGCTGTAGACACACCATTCGCATTAATTGATGAGTTAATTGTCGATTTAATTGATGATATCGTCGCACTTCTTTCTGTCGGTGTTGTAACAACATACTTAGAGTATATTGAATTTGGTTTACACAATTGAGGATTACTTACTGTTTTACCAGCATTCGCGGTTGATACTACTTTATCTTTTTGAGAATTAACATTATCGTTCGCGTCTTTAGTTTCTTTTTCCTTAGCTTCTTTATCTTTTTTATTATTTTCAATAATACTTTTTAATAAATTATTCCTCAAATTTTGAATATAATTTTCAATTTTAGGTAATGATGCCGTTGGTTGTCTAATCCCTGTAAAAATAGTTTCAAACGACCCAGGTGTTATTGTGTGGTTAACAGTTAAGATCATGTAAGGACCTTTAAACATCGGAACATACCTTAAATTAAAATACATTGTTGGTTGTATCAAAGCATTACCCATCATGGATATTGTACAAGTATAACTTCTATTTTTATACAAATTATACAATGACAAACTTTGAGTAGATCCTCCTCTATTTCCAGCTTGGTTAGCCATTTGATTAATTACTTCTAAAGATTCAACCGTTGATTGACTATTTTTTTGGTCAACCATAAAACTATAGAACATAGATTGATTTTGAGGTCCAATATCAACATTAAATCCAACAACTTTATTTGATTGCGCCCAATCACTTTTACCTGTTTGATCCTCAACTAAAGGATTACTAACTTTACTTAAATCAAACGCATCACTATTAAATCTATAATCAACATTTTCTTTTAGGTCTAATTGTTCCGAAGGTTTACCACCATATAAACAAACCATTTTTGGTCCTGTGTCTCGATAATCAACATTTAAAAATGTCCCAAACAATGTATTAGCAAATTCTAAAGTCCCTTCAGGTTTTGGTTTTTGATTTTTACTAGCCTCTTGTACATTATAAAAATTAACATACGATGGTAGATTCATTATAACAAAATTATTTTCCTGAATGATAGTTTGTACAAAAACTAACATACTAACTTTTGGGGAATCCAAAATATTTTGTAATCTGTTTTTTAATTTATAAACATCAACTAATATTTTATTACCAATATCTCTACTAGCTCTATCTAAAAATAAAACGTCTTCAAATAAAGTCTTATTTTTAAATTCACCACCAGCAATCCATTTATCATTTAACGCTTTAAACGCTTCCCATAATTCCAATTTAGATTGAGGTCCTTCTAAATCCGAAGAAACCCTATTTTCAGGATCATTATTAACTGTAGGTAAATTTTTCCT